TGCTGTAATACAGACCAAAAATCTCGTCGATAATGTTTTGGATCGGAGTGCAATCCTTATCGACGACTTTATACCGCATTTCCATCAGTTCGTCTACTTGACCTTCAAGAAACTCGACAATGTTGTTTGTTTTCTTAGCCGACATGAGCGAAATAGGGCCGATAAGGCCGTATTTGCCCTGATAGGCTTCTGCAAAATCATCTGCTAAGTCAATGATACCAGTGTAGAATTTCTGCAACGCTTTATGTTTTGCGTAACTGCGCGTGTTCAGGTGCGTCGAATGGGCCACGTCGCGCGCCAGAAACAGTGTACCTATAAAGTCAGCGCAACTCATGCCGTTATTCCTTCGGGCCATACGATGTTAAATGGGTTAGCTTGGCTGGTTATGTCGCGCAAGGCTTGACGGTATGTAGCCCATGCAGCAGCGTCTGCCGAAGCGTCAGGTAGCTGCGTCCAATCGCAGGCCGCTAACAGCTTGTTGCGTTCAGCCCGAACGACACCCCATTGTGCGCCAACCTTTGCCGCCGATGCGTCTGCGTCGAGGTCTGACACAATGTAGTTCTGCGTCCAGACGCCATCAACCAACACGGCTGGGCCTTCTTCAAGAAGCTGTGTGGCTGGATCGTGATATGGTGGCGTGACAATCTGCTTCTTGTGTACGCCGAAATGCGTGACCTGCTCAGGTGTCAAACTGCGGGCATAGCAGTAGTTGTCCGCATCCCACTGCGTCGGCTCGACATCAAAGATGTGCCGTATAAAGGTGTCGCCTTGGGCTTGGACATACCACATTATTCTGCTTCCTTTGCTTCCCGCTTGGCGGTTACACGTACAACAGCCGCGTCATATGCGGCTTGATCTTCAATCTGGTCTTTTAGCGCAACTATGATTGCCTCTACATTGCCCATTTGCTTGGTAGTATCGGTAAGTCTTTCCGCTACGTTGGCTGCAAATTCTTTGTCTGTGGTATTTGCCAACAGATGCTCAAAGTTTTTGCGGTCAAAGGCGTAATGAAAATGCTCAACTTCCCGCCCGTAAATAGCGTCGGCAAGCGTGTCGTATTTATATTCGTCACTGAGTTGGGTATACTCCATGTAATATCTTTCTTAAAAAGTTGCGTTAAACGCGACGCCAGTACCGTTATTTGGTACTGAGGCCGAACTTGGGCCGCTATATAAATTGCCAAAGCCGGCGGCGCCCCAAGCGTAAGTAGAGATATAAGGTGCAGTATCGTGCGCTACTGCAATGGCGTCCCCTGTAACGGAAAAAGCTACACCTCTACCTGCGCCGGGCGGCACGGAAAGAGGGGTAACTGAAGTACCAAAGCCTGCGGAAGTCCAACGCCATGCGACTACAGTAGAACCGCCTGTTGCATTTACGCTTGCAACGGCGTCGCCAGCGGGTGAAAAAGCTACGCCATTAGTGGTGTCCGTTGCTAGTGATGCTGGGTTAGTATACTTAGTGCCAAACCCAGAACTGCTCCAAGGATACGCAGTGATATACGGGGATGTAGCGTGGCCTATAACAATCGCATTTGCCGCGGGATGAAACGCAACGCTTGAGCCATTTCCAGCAGGAAGTGTAGCGGGGTTAGTATATTTAGTGCCAAAGCCTGAAGCAACAGTCCAAGGGTAGGCGCTGACAAAAGGTGTTGTAGCGTGCGCTACCGCAACAGCATCGCCGGCAGGTGAAAACGCTACGCCCCCGCTATTGCCAGTAGGAAGCGTAGCTGGATTGGTGTATTTAGTGCCAAAACCCGTGCTGCTAGACCAAGGGTACGCAGAAATAAATGGTGTTGTGGTATGCGCTACCGCAATAGCGTCACTAGTAGGACTAAATGCCACACTAGCACCAATGCCAGCAGGTAATGTTGCAGGGTTAGTGTATTTAGCGCCAAACCCGGTCGCGGACCAAGGATAGGCGGAGATAAACGGAGTTGTTGCGTGTGCTACAGCAATCGTATCGCCAGCCGGTGAAAACGCTACGCTGTTTGCGTTGCCAGTAGGTAGTGTTGCGGGATCAGGGTATTTAGCCCCGTAACCAGTGCCGCTATCCCAAGAATATACCGTGATACGAGGTGATGTTGTGACGTTTGTTACTGCAAGCTGAAAACGGCTTCGTGCGTCTGTTTGGTATAGATAGTTAGCCATCCACTTTGTTGCAGTAACTTTTATGCACATCAGCGTGTTGTTTGGTAAAACAACTTGAGTACCTGTTATGCCGTCGCCATTAACTAACGTATCGCTATTGATTGCCACATTAACTTGAGTACCAAAGTTTTCCACTGTAAACAGCACTACCGAGCCAATTGGAAACGCGACGCTAGAGTTGGCGGGGATAGTGAACGTGCGGACGTTAGCGTCAGACGCAGGGTGAAATATCTGCTTGCCGGCGTCACCCAACACCAGCGTATAATCGGAAGACTGAATGTTTTGTGGGTATGCTACGGCGCTTGACAAAGCCGCAGATGTCCAGCCTGTACCGTTGCTGGTCAGGACGTTACCTGAAGTGCCGGGCGAAGTTAGCCCTGTACCGCCGTTGGCAGCCGGCACAGTAGTGACGGCCAGCGTGCCGCCAGTTACCGACAAAGCCGTACCAATGCTAAGTTCTTCCGCAGCGCCTGTGCCAGCCGTAGCGCGGCCCAGCACCTTATTGGTGGCAAGCGTCAACTCATGCTCTTCGTTCCAGTTGGACGGCTGAACAATCGTTACGTCGGCGCTGTCAGCTTTAGCTGACTGAAAGATATGTTTAAGGCTTACGGTCATTGCATCGGTCCTTCAGGCGGCATCGGAGGCTGCTGTGGCATACCGCCCATCTGTGGCATTGGTTGCTGTTGAGGCATTTCTTCGTTCATCATGGGCTGTTCACGCATTTCTGGTGAGCCGCCGATCAAGTCGCCTGTATCCAGTGCGCCTGCAATCGTACCCATGACAATATCCTGAATTTGCTCAGATGTCATGCTATTTTGCATCGCCGTGATACGCTTTGTTTCAGCGTCGTAGGCGTCTACCTGAGCCTTGTATTCCTTGATGTCCACTTCGCGCTGCGCGACGCTGTCCTGAACATTCTCGATGATGGTGGTCATACGGTTCAGTTCTTCGGTCATCGCCTGCATTTGCTGCTGCGCGGCCATCATCTCAGGCGATTGGTCGCCTTCAGACAGCACCTTCGGATCAAGAATTTTCTTGAAGCGTTCCGCCATTTCCTGTGCGCCGGGCCAGTCCATATTCTTAATGAACAAATCGCCGGCCACAGACCAAAGCTGCGGGTTGGATTGCAGAATTTGGCTCATGGCGTCCAGCGCCTCTTGGCGCTTGGTCATGTAGCCGGGGCCAGTTGTGACCATAACGTCGTATGTACCAACGCCGGGGTTGTAAATCTTTTCGATCAAACCGCCAGTTTCCATGTCGCGGACTTCCTTGACAGGCTCTGGCTGCGTTGGGTTGAACTTGACCATGCTCACGTCACCATCAACGCCGATGATGCGTGCAATGCGCTGTGTGTCGTAGATTTTAGGGATCATATCGACAACTTGGCGTGTGATGTGCCGAATAGCACGCGCAAGGTTGTCAACGTAGTGGTACGTGCCGACATCGCCCTGCTTTTCGCGTGCGACGATAGCCTTAGCCGACCGCTCGTTGCCCTGTTGGCCCAGCGATGCGTCATACTGGCCTGTAGTGGCCTTAATATCCTCTCCAGCGCCCATTTTAGCCTGTATCAGACCTGTCTGGGGCAGAGGTGGCTGTGCGCGCTGTGGCAGCGGTAGAACGCCTCCAGCGCCGTCTGTAACGTCAGGGTTGACTTCCAGATACGGCCAGTTGGTCGTATTGGCTGTCTTCCACTGTTGCTCGTAGCCTTCGAACTGGCCGCCGTAGCCGATAAACGGCGCTTTAGGGGCCAACGCAAGCATTTCTGCCTCTTGGCTGGTCCAGTAGTTGTACATCCGCTGGGCGTCCTTGGCGTTACGCACAAGGCCAGAGATGTACATACGGCCTTCAACTTCCCATTCGTTGCCGACGACGCGGACAACAGGAATCCATTTGCCGGACCATTCACGCTCGTCGAGGATGTCAAAACCGTTGGTTTTCATCCACATGACCTTCTGGCGGTCTACTTCGCGTGTGCGGATAGGCTTGCCAAACATCGCCTGCAAGTTGTTGTCCTGCGGCGTGCCTTTAAAAGCTGTCTGGTTGTCTGGATACAGGTGCAGCGTAGCTTTTTCGTAGTCTTTGTAGAAGTATTCCGCGATACGGATGGTATCTTCAGCCAGCCACTGCGCCATGCTCTCGTTACCGACGCCTTGCGACATGAGTGTTGAGATAGGCGCCGCGTCCGGGAACATGCGCTCGTAGTCGGATTTCAGGATGTCTTCGGTAACAAAGCACCATTCAGCGTCTGCGCCGCATGGGTCTTGGATCGTAGGGTCCATGTAAACGCTAAATGAGTTACGGACACGCGCGATGCGGATGTCTTGGTCGAAGCTGTCTTCGTTGCAATACTCAGTTAGCAAGCGAATATAGCCTTCGCCGTAGGTAACCTGGTTGTCGCAAGCCGTGTCATACGCAACGTCGGCGTCCGACATATACTCAATATGGCGCATGACGCCGTTGAAAATCTCTGCAACTTCTACGTCAGCGTTGTCGTCAGCGGGAATTACCTTACCGCTAGGCCGGTTTTGACGCTGTTCGTTCGTAACTTGACGGACGTGTTGCGGCAATTTGTTAATTGTCAAGCAGGGACGTGCGTTAATTGTTTGCCCTTGCACACTTCCGCGCGTTGACAGCACGTCGGCAGGCCATTGCCACTGGTTGTCTGGCGATCCTGCCATAAACCGTAGGTCGTCCAGTTCATCTTCACGGCTGTCAGAGTACGCAGCCTGCGCCATTTGCAGGCGCGACCGCATGGTCGCCATCTTGTCGCCGTCATCGCCTGACGTTTTGGGCGGGTTAGAGCCGACGTTGGCGACTTTGCCTGCCGTGTTGATGCCTGTGGGGTCGGCCATGTGCTATTTCTTGCCCTTCTTGGCGGCTTCCCGCTTGACGCTGTACGCTATGGCTACAGCCTGTTTGACAGGCTTGCCAGCGTTTACTTCAGCCTTGATGTTCTTGCGAAACGCGGCTTTGCCTGTCGATTTGCACAGCGGCATGATTATTTCTTCTTTGTTGGCGTAGGCTTAAACATAACGGTCGTGCGAATAACCTGTGGCGCTTTTGGCATCGCCGTTTTAGCCGCTGGGCGTCCGCCGGCTGCGCTTGTCGTGCCTTCGCGCGCCATAATCTTCATGGCTGCTGCCTTGCGGGCAGGATCGCGGTTAGCAATTGCGGCCTTTTCGGACTTTACAGTCCCGGCTTTGTACAGGCTTTTACCATATTTATCTGCTGGCATTTACTTACCCTTCTTGGCGGTTTTGGCGCTCTGCTTGAACGCTTTGGCTGTTGGTGCGCCTTTAGCGCCCGGTTTACGCATTTTTTCGCCTGATCCGGCGGCTATCCGCTCTTTCTTGGCGTGGATGTTGGCATATAGGCCCTTTTTCATGAGCATTTCCACCTTTTTAAACTAGCTTTGGCGCGTTCACCGTCTTTAGCCTTAGCAGCTACGGCGCCCATACGCGCGCAAAATGATGCTTTGCGTCCTGCATCCGCTTTTGTCTTCGGGTTGGGTGCAGGCGCCTTTAATTTGCTGCCGGTCGCAGCGTTATACTTCGCTCTGCCAGCGGCTGTCAGTCCCGCGCCCTTTGACACAGGCAACTTCTCGCCCCTGCCAACGGATAGCGACACCGATTTTTTCTTGTCCGCCATTAACTGCCCATCCACGATGTAGATATTCCAGCGGAAGAATACGCGCTTACGCGGCGCTTGTCAACGCGTCCTAGACGCGGATCAGTAGATGCTACAGGAAACGCGAACGTGACCGCTATGGCGTCCGCAGCGTCTGGCGATGCTAGGCCGCGCGCCTTCATGTCCTTCTTGCTCTCAAGGAACAGCGTACCCTTGCTGTCAGGCTTGGTGCGCGGGCTTATGAGGTCGGTTTTCAAGAACCTATCAGTCGGTATATGGCCTGTTTTCAGCCAGTCGCGCATGGCGCCCCACATTTCGGCTCGTTTGTTGCCCCACATAGTCTGATTTTTGGCCTTATTGCCAAAGTTCACGCCGCGTATCTTGTACCGTTGCTCTTTCAGCCGGTCTACGACGCCGGCGCCTAGCCCGCCTTCGTCGATGCAGACCAGCGCAGGCTTAAACTCTTCTATGGCGTCGATGACATGGCCAGCAACCTCCATAGTGTCCGCGCCGCGGTGCCTGCGTAGCTCCAAAATGTCGCGTCCTTGCCGTATGGCGATGACGGTGGCGTCCGCCCCGAAGCGTGCAGGGTCTACCCCTATAACAATCGGCGCTGTGGCGTCTCTGGCCGGCGTGCGTTTCATGGCATCATCGACCAAATTGCTGCCGATGAACTGATCGTCGCCTTCTGACGGGAAATTACCGTAAACTTCGACGCTGGCTTGGTAGCTGTCAGGCCCATATTCGTCGATGATGCGCTGATACAGGTTTTTATCTGTACCCTCGACATCGCGGGCGTCGATGACGCGTGTCTGCCAGAACGCGCGCTTGCTGTGAAACGTCTCGTAGAAGTAGCCTGTGTTCCGCCGCGGGTTGGAAAAGGCCAGATGGAAGCGATGCGGCGTATTTTCCGTAAAGAAACCGTCCGATACCGACCAGATGGAGTCTGGAATACCGCTGGCTTCATCAAATATCAGCATCACACCGTCGAAGTTGTGCACACCTGCGTAGGCGTCAGGGTTCTCTTCCGACCACAGCCGCCCTTCGACGGACCAGTAGCGCGTACCTTTCTTGAGGTCGCGCTCGACCAGTTCCGTCAGCCACTTGGCTGGCATGATGCGTGTGGCTGCAATCTCGAACCAGTGACTGTTAAGGCTCATCGCCAGCCACTTAGTAATTTCCGCCCATGTTACGGAGCGCAACTGCGCCTCAGAGTTGGCCGACACGATGGTTGTCGAGCCGATCCTTGACGACAGCATCCAGATGGTGAGCCATGACACCAGTGCCGACTTGCCAATACCGCGTCCTGACGCAATCGCCAGCCGCGCAGTGTCGAAGTCCACCTTGCCGTTGTTCTGTTTGATGTGGTCGCGCAGGTCGGAGAGTATCTGACGCTGCCATTTACGCGGTCCGGGGAAATGTTCCAGCGGCGTACCCTGCTGCCCCCACGGGAATGTATATAATACGAACGCTAGTGGATCATCCTTCAGCGATGGGGACCACAACCTCGCCATCAACTCCATCTCGTCTTGGGCTGAATATACCGGCTGCTGCATGGCTGTTGTCCTCTAATTGCGCTGCGGGCGTCACATCAGTGTACAACCCTTCGATGACGCGCGACTGTGCTTTTTCCAGCGCGCCTGTAATGCTTATCTGTTGGTCGATGTTTACGTCGATCTGCTGCTTGGCTACCCAGCCGTGCTGATGCTTAAGTATCTCCAGCGCAGCCTTGCTGTCGCCATCGCGCGCCGCTTCGTACATCGTCTTAGCCGCAGTGTACTCGCCGTCAGCGCGACCTTTGATCTCAGCCATCTCGACCAGCGGGTCAGCGTCGGCCAGCACGCGGAACTGCCGCGGGGTCAATCCGGCGGCCATAGCCAGACTGTCACCTTTAAGTCCGCAGCGGGCAGCCTCATAGATTGCTTCTAGCCGCGCTTCGGTCGCCTGCATCCGCTCAGGTGTAAATGGCAGTGAGTAGAAAGTCATTATCGCGCATACTAATCTACTGGTCGCAGATACGCAACAGGCTTTGATGCGGTGAGATTTTAAAAAAAATAAAAATTGTTTGCGAGCCTACCCGTGACAGACACACACGCCGTCGGCCCCACCCCCTCCCCCAAATTATTTGCTGGAAACTGCACGCGTTTTAATACTTGCGTTTTGCTGTGCGATTGGCGCGCTGCGATTGACGCGCGCGGATTGGGATTGGCCTTTCCCTTTTGCGAGTCAGTCGCATTAAGAAAAAACATATCGGCTGGCTGGCTATGCTGCAATGCAACATTTTGCATGGGCGGTTTAGGCTATGCGATCGGCGATCGATACCGCGCGCCATGCCTGCTTTACGTTAGCGTAAGGTTTGAGGGCAAGTTAGGTCATTTAGGCTATTTAGGCTATCGGTTTTCAACCGCCCACAATATAACGCTAACCGTATAGGTTATATATAGATACCCTCTAATTATTTTTGTGAGTGACTATAAACCCAATAGCCTAAACCGCCTAACTCCCCTTGTAACCCGCGCAAATCAGCCATTAAAAAATAGTCATTTGGCTTTAATCCATAGCCTAACTTATGACTATTTCGCCTAAACCGCAAAATAACTTATCCACAGATTTATTTTCGCGTGCAAATGCCCGCCGAAAGTTAGGCTATCCTCAAACTAGCGATTTTATCTATTCGCAACAGATTTTGTTGTTGACACTATGCAAAAGAGGGTAGATAAGAGGGCATCAAGACAACAAGGAGCAACACAACATGACTAACGACACTAACGCTATTTTCGATTTCTTGCGCGGCGAAGGCCTAACATATCGTGACACCGTAATAGAGCTTTCGGAAAAGATAACAGCATTTCTCGTTGACGGCACAAGCGACAGCATGAGCCGCGCAAGCGAATTGACCAAATCATTACAGCGTCTGATTGATTTAGACGCTTAACAACAATCAATAGGAGTGAGACACAATGCCTACATATTACATTAAAGCCGCCGCCGCCTTATCCGCATATCTGGATAGCGCGGGCATTTGCCCCGACTGGCGCAAACGCCAGCGCCTTGAAGCTGCCCGCGACAAGGCACTGACGAAAGCGCGGCGCGAAGGCCACGCCGCCGCGTTTAACATCCCTTATCTTTTGTGATTGCCAGCATGAAACAAGCTGCAATCCATAACCTAGCGTTCGCGGTGTATATCATCGCGGCGCTAGCCCTTGACCACCTAATCTTTGGAGTAAATTGACATGGCAAAGCTATCAGCAGACGAACAAATGGCAGTAACCGCAGGGTATGACGAGGGCGAACGTGTTCAGCGCGCCTGTGGCAAGGCGCAATACATTAACCCGCATCTCTGGTCATCGCGCCTGTGGGAAGCCTTCGAGTTCGGTTACTATCTGCAAGAAAAGGGGCGTCCACTGCGCTCATATGAGCGCGGGCGCGGCAACGTATTCCGCAACGCCGATGGTTTCGAGTTCAAGCTGCACTACGGCAAGGGCAAGAACAGCTTCGGCATCAGCCGCGTAAACTAACACCACCGGAGCGCGGAGCAATCCGCGCCGAGGCTGGCGCTAGTGCCAATTATAGGAGTGAGAAACTATGACATTTGTTACACAAGCAATCGAAACCAAATACCTTGGCGCGACCAACACCAAGGGCGGACGTATCAAAGCGACGGCATGGGCTGGCAGCATCACACTGCCATACGACCATGCGTTAGACGTTCAAGAAAATCATAAGAAAGCCGCTATCATGTTGCGGCGCAAACTGAACTGGCAAGGCACGTTCGCACAAGGCGGCAATGCCAAGGGCGATGGTTACTATTTCGTAAACGTAGAAGGAGCATAAACAATGACACAAGATCGAACCTATTTCAGAATGCTATCCGATACCGCACTGGCTGAGGCCGCGCGCTATTGCGACAATGACCTAGCCCTAGTGTTAGGCGAACGCCTGCACGACCTAATAGATGCACAAGAAGATCTAGAGGCCGCACGCGACGCCATTAAGGAATTGCAAGCCGACATTGCCGATTTGCACGCGCAACTTGACGCTATGGAAGCGGAGGCAGACCATGATACGCATACCAACTGACGACCGCATCCTGTCGATCCCGCTTGCACGTTGCGGCGAGTTTGACCTTAGCAGGCAGGACATGGAGCGCACACGACGCCTGATTTACTCACTAAACAAAAGCCACGTTAAGGGCTGGCGCTGGCGCACCATGCGCGAAGGCGACCTGTTGCTAGTCTGGCGCATAAAATAATGAGCGCGCTGTTAGCTGGCGCCGCCCTATTCCTATTAACTTTAATATTAGAGGATTGATATGACTAAAGCAATAATCACCAAGCAGACGCTTATTGATGCCGACGCTTACTCTCGCCAAGTGAAGCTATTTGAAGAAACTTTCGGCGATAGCGTGATCGTGACTGCCGCGCGCGCTAAGAAAGTCGCACAGGCGTTCGATTGGCCTTGCGTTGCGGAAACATTGCTCGACGCAACAGGGGTTGATGAATACAAACGCGCCGACGCCCGCATAAATGCCAAATATTCCCGCGACGCCACGCCCGCAAGGGAAAAATACGTCCGCGCAAGCTCGCCCGCGTATATAGGCGCACCTATCGACCAACGCGCCCTTAGCATCGCAACGGATGAGTTTTTCAGCGACACCGCGCCTATACTGGCTGAAAGCCAACGCGCCTGCGCGGCGGCATTCGCAAAGGCGTATATCAATATGCACCAACGAAAAGCAGCCCAGTCATGAGCCGCGCCGCCCTGTTCCTATTAACATTACTACTGGAGGATTAAAATGACACATGAACAAATAGCACTCGTTGCGATGTTAGCCGCGCAAGCCGTTACGCTTGCCCTGCTATGGCTCACAAAAAAGGACTGCGACGCATGGCGCAAGGCATGGCTGCGCGACGCTACCGAATTGCTGCAATGGAAACGCTACGGCCTAATGCGCGATCCTGCGACGGGACGCTATAAGCGCAAGGGCGACTTCTAATGGATAGGAACCTGCGCGCTAAGATACGCCAGCTATGCAGCTATATCACCGACAAGTCGGCGGTGATGCAATACATTAACCGCGAACGTAACCTTAACCTGACGCTGCGCGACATAGAAGACGCCTGCATAGGGCAGCGCGACTATCGGCCCAACCTCAAGCCTATGGCACCGTCGCCGTTGATTGTGACGCACCAGAAGCAGGGATATGATGACCTAGCCCTTGCGCTGTTCAAATACCATGCCGAACGAACAGAAGGCCCTGAGCGCGCCTACTGGCTGGCACGGCTAAACGACCGACGCCCTAAGCCTACCACAACAATAGAACTATAAAGGAACCTAAACCATGTTTGAGATTAAAGTTATCGACCCGTCCGCTGATGATGACGAAAAAGACATTGACGCCGAACTAGACCTGTTGCGGGTAGCTGCAAAGGCCATACAAAAGCATGAACGCCTTAAGGCTGAACTGCGGCAGCATGAGCAGCATTTGTCGCGTGTCTGCCAGACCTACGGCCAGCACTACCGCGTTTGGGGGTTTAGGCCGGAGCATCTGCGCCAAGCCTGCGTCGCACGGGGTTTGCTGAAATGAGCCGCCCGATGATATACCCAATGGGGACAATGGAAGTAGGAGATGTAGCGACCATGCCAGCAGACAAGCCCGGTATGGCAAAGAAAACGTCCCGCAACGTCTCGCAATATGGCATCAGGAACGGGAAGGCATTCAAGTGCCGCACTGTTGAGGGCGTCACATTCATAACGAGGTTAAAATAATGACTAAGATAAATTACCGCATGGACGCCCATACGGGTAAGCCGTGGAAAATATACCCCAACCTTGCTGTCGTCTTGAACGATGACGGATCGACAGTAACGGAACACTATGACGAAAATGGGCGGCTTTACAAAACCACCGCTAATGTAGTCCCGTATCCTGATGATTGGAAACCACAATGACAGACAACACACCTTTATTCTTTATCGTCGTCGGGCTGCTGGGCCTGACCGCATACCTGATTGCGACCGCACCAAAGATAACAGAGCAAGAACGCAAAGAAATGGAAGAAGAATGGTGGGGGTGAGCCTGCGCCAATTCCTGTTCGAAAACTTCGGCTGGGACATTTATGATTGGAAAGACGATGACATTCGGTTCTGACACACGCAAATCTAAGCACGGCATTAACGCAATGGCTGTTGGTGAGGTTCGCGTGTTCGACACGCCAACCGAACGCGACAAAGACCTTCTGCGCCGCGCAGCACACAACCAAAACGAACGGACAGAGCGCCGCTACATGACGCGATCTCTGGGTGACAAGCTGACAGTTACCCGACTGCGATAGCAGACAATAAAAAACCCCCGGCGGAGTGAGGACGCCGGGGGTTTAATCAAGCCAGCGGAGCACACCGACCCGCGACCTATATCATTGCAACCAAATGGTTGTCAATTCTTGCCTAAGTTGGACATCGTGCTTGGCTTGGGCAATTCGTCCGCCATGCGGCGCAATTCAGATTTGGTGTGCAGCTTAACAATATCAGGCGAGACAAAGATGTGTTTCTTGGTCGGCAGTTCACTTGAGCCGATCCGCCCCATATCGACCCAGCCAGCTTCCTTTAGCGCATGAAGCAGTGCCGCCTGCGGTATCTTCACGCCAGCAGGCACGTTAATCGCCAACGCGTCGCATATGCGGTGGAACGGCCCACCAATAACACCATCAGCAAACACGCCCGACCGCGCGCGCATCAGGTCCACAAGGTAGCTTTCCGCGACGCTCATGCCATGTTCGACCATGTTCAGTTTCCATTCGGTTACTGGAGGCGCAGCGGCAGGGTTGAACGCCGACACGTCGCGCTGGTGCAGCCAAGCGGCGCACTTTTCATAGCCGCCATTCTCATACCAGCCCCACAGCGCCTTAGCAGCCGATGCAGACATACGCGGCGCGTGCGTCCACACGCAGAACCAACGCCTGTCCTGCGTCGGCAGCGTGATAGGTAACGGATCGTTAGTATATGCAATCACCATCAGGCGGTTGACCAACTCGTAAGGGTGCATACCCTTGCGGTTGACCGATAGCGTTTCAGGCGGCGCAGCGATGAGCGGCTTCAGCTTGTTAGCCATAGCGCGCCGTTCGCGTGCCTCTGGTTCCTTCAACTCGTTCAAGATGACAACCTCAGCCTCAAGCGCATAGCCCCATTGGCTGTCCAACCCGCCGGCCTCAATGACTGACCGATTGCGCCAATGCTTACCGCCAAGCGCCCACAGAAACGGCTGGAACATACTGTCCTTACCCGCGCCTTCATCACCGCCAATCAGGATAGCATGGTTAATCTTAATGTTAGGATGCTGTATCTTGAACGCCATAGCGTTAAGGATGTGGTCTAGCTCGACATCATCCGCGACCAGATTGCGGCAATGCTCAAGCCAAGGCTCGACATCATGGTCTGCAATCTTATCGCTGCCCGACACGTCAGGGCGTGCGTCTGTCCAGCGGTTGCCGTAGACCAACCCGTCACGCGTCACCAGAACGTCATCGCCAGCGGCGAACGTCACAGCCGACAGCGCAGGTGCACCGCGATCCTGCCGCCGCTCATCAAAATAGACGGACGACCGCACGGCTTGTTTTTTATTGTGGATGGAGCGGCAGTCAACGTGACGGAACAGGGCGTTAAAGACGTTGCGGGCTATCTCTTGACGCGTCACCATGTCGAAATAGCTATCGTCTGACTGTATATAAGCGAAACGCTCAAACCATTCGTTTTGTTCCAGCCGTCCGGCTTCTTTCTTTTCGACCTCACGCACACGCGCGGCGGCTTCATCGGGGAAGGCTTCGGTCGGCGCTATCTTGTCCATCATCGACGCCATGCGCTCCGCGATTAGTTCGTCACGCAAACCCGGCGTTACCTTCGGGCCGCCTTCATTGGCTACCCAATCAAGAAAGGTGCGGCTGTCTAGGTCTTGGCAATGCCCATGATAGCAACAGAACGAACGATCCAGCGGCTTGTAGCGCGCTTCGATCATGCCGTCGCTGTGTTGCTCATGGTTAGGGCAGACGATGCCGCACCAGCCATCGGCGTTAGGATGGCTAAGAACCAGATTGTTTTCGCTTAGCCATGTCAGGACGTTATCCATTCCGCTGTCGCGCAGATGCACGGCTTTATATTCCGCTGTGTCGCCTTCCTCTGGCGTAACGCCCAGCGCCTCGCAGATTTCGGGTAGCGTATACTCACGCTCAGGGTGGAACTCGACCAGCCGTGCAGGAAAGTTATTGCGTCCGCGTTTCAGGTTGACGCTGCCGGGGATACGGCAGTTGCGGACGGCGTTAGTCGCGCCCGGATCGGTGTAGCCAGCATCGGCAATCGCTTTGATGGCGGCGCAGAAGTCGCCCTTGCGCGGCTGTTCGCTGAACGCGTAGCCCCACTGGAACGAACCTTCGCTGGTTTCCAGCACCCATGTCGGCTTAAGCGGCGGCTCTTTTGACTTCGTGCCAACGTCGTCCAGCATCATGAACAGGACATACTCGACGTTGCTGGCCTTGGCGGCAGGCTTGCCGTCTACAAAGCGGTCAACGATGAACGAACCTGTGTTGACATACCATGCCTCGCCTTCTTTCATGCGGGTCTTTTCTGGCAGGAACGCAGGGAACGTCGCCTTCGGCACGCCGTCTGCGTGATATATCAGGTTGCCGTCGTTGTCGTGCTGCGGCTTCTGCCGCACAACAAGAGCTGTCTCGCCGACGTTGTCCGTCGCCAAGCCAGTTATGTATTCTATAAACTTCGTGCGATCCTCACTCATCGCTTGCTCCTTTATTTGCCGTATCGTTCCATAATTGCCACTTCTGCGTTCAAGGGTAACCCCGACGCCCAAGGTGGCGGCTCACACATAATCTGCACCAGCCGCGCTGCGGCGGCTTCGGCTTCATCTTCTGGCACTTCCAAAACGATTTCATCGTGGATGTGCAGCACTACATCGTCCAACTGACGCAAGGCGTAGCGCAGCAAGTCGTTAGCAACAGCCTGCGTGATGTTCTCACACGCCAGACCGCGCCACAGCCGCGCCCTTGGCCATTCCTTAGCGTCTGCGGCTGGCTTCCATGAAGCCTTGGCATAGGTCAGGTTGCCTTCCTCGTCGAAACGGGCGAAAGGATAACATAGCACACGGCCAGACGGAAGAGCATACCAAAGATGCAGTCCGTCAAATAAATATGTGACGCGCCCGATGGTAAACTCACGCCCCTTGTTCCGCATGGCGCGCATATAGGTTTCCTCAAGGCCAGACCAGTAAGGCACGGCCCACTTGTTAGCCCTGCGCCACGCGTCCACCATGCGCTTCGCGTCGCTCTCCGACATAACCAAACCGTAGATGCGGCCCATGCTGGCGAAGGCTCCTACGCCGCCGGCGAAACCGCACGCCAACTCTTGAACCTTGCCGATCTGGCGCTGGTCTTTGTCAACGTCGTCATAGCCGACATGGAATGTCGCCATAGCGTTGTGCTTGTATACATCCTCACCCTTGGCGAAGATGTCCAACTTGTTCGCGCCGAAGATGCTGTTGGACGCCCACGGCGTTACCCGCGCTTCGATGGCAGCCCAGTCAGCGACGATGAGCCGCTTGCCTTTGTCGGCCATCAGCGCAGGGCGTAGCATACCCTTCAGCACGTCCGTTACGCGGCGTCCATACTCAGGGACAATCTGGTGACCACGCACCATAGCCTGCCGCACTAATGCAGGGTCGGCGGCGCACTTGCGGGGGAAGTTATGGACCTGAAGCCCAAATGATGAAGCGCGTCCAGTAGCACTGCCTCCAGCAAATACGAACGCTCCTCTAACGCGAAAATCTTCCTCATCAGCAAGCGCCGCTGCACGTTGGAACTTCGCAACGGACGATGCCCACAGATCGTCCGCGCACTGGATGACTTCTGCAACTTCCGCCGGGACTTCATCTGGGTTCTCCTCTGCCAATACGAGTAAGTTGGCGCGCACGTTCTTGTCAATGGACAGCTTCTCGACGCCATCCTTCATCACGGTCGCCAGATCAAGCGCCTGTGGCCCTACCCTGTCCAATACCCACTTCTTCATCTTGGGACTGCGAACGGATGTTATCTCGCCCTGCGTTACTTCCGCGACGATGGACTGTATCTCAGCCATCTCTGCTTCAGCGTAGCGCACCGCTGCCTGCGCCAGCGGCCTGTCAAGCAGGACGCCGCGGTCGTTGATGCGCTCGTTGGTGTGGTAATCGGCCAACTCTTCGTCCGATAGCGGACGCTGCGCCTGCGCGATAGCGCGCATGGCCCTGACATCCTGTTCGCAATAATCGACCATCTCCTGCATCAGCGCGGCGTCTTCACGGAATGTGCCGTCGGACTGCGGGATAGACAGTGCGCGGATCAGTTGTCCGCCGCGGTGGTCTTTCTTCATGGTAGCGCCAGCGAAGCGGCCCACATCCTCAAGGCTGCCCGGCGCACAGTTGGCGCGGGCTTGCGCTGCGGTGCAGTAGAACTGCTCCAGCTTGAAATCGACCTGAAGGACATACCAGAATATCAGGCGCTCGAACGCTGCGTTGTGCGCGTAGACTAGCCCCTTGTGGTCACGGACGGCTTGCGGGAAAGGCTCACTGGGGAGCCACGTCCGCACGTCTTCGTCATCAAATGCGTAGGACATACACAGCACGTCGGTGCTGGCGTCCTGCGCGTAATTATACACGCCGCGGCTGCGAAGGTCGCAACGGCTGCGCGTCTCAAAGTCAACCCATAATTTAGACATGAAGTTCTCACTCTTCCGCTACTTGCCGGGACGCCAAGACGCCCCGGCTTTCGCACCCTGTTATACTACGCGACGACGACGACGCGCACCATCAGCGGCTTCAGGTTCAGCGGCGACTTCCAACTCCGCATCCTCTGCTTCTTCAACCGAAGCGGTGTCCATCGACACCCAATCGGCGATGTCAAAGATAGGCGTATAGATGCGCCCATAGGTCTTGTGCTGGTAATGCTCAGACTTCAGTTCGATCAACGGCACTGGCTTAGTCTGGTCTTTCTCGACTTGGTCAGCGATGGCAACAGCCAACGCCTGCACTGCACGCTTGCCGCCGACTGATGTAGCCGTGAAGCGTGCCTGCATATCCTTGTCTTCACCGTTCGTGCAAACCAGCATCATGCCGACCTGCATTTCCCAGCCGCGTTCTGCACCTGATGGCGCAGGGTCAAGCTGCGGCAGCGGCTCTGACACCGGCACCAGCTTTTCAGCCAGCACTTCGCCTTTGCCCCATGCGATGTAGCCATGCACGAACGAGAACGGATTAGCGGCCCACAGGCTGCCGTCCTCAACTTCGGTCTGGTCTGCACCGAAAACCCAATGGCCTGTTTTGTCCATCTTCAGGATAACTGTGCCACCCGGCGCAACTTCCGACTGGATGGAGCGCAGCGCGCCAGAGAGTGACTGAACGGACGGCAAGTTAGCGCCGCCAAAAGTAGTGATATTCGACATTGTATTGTACCTTTCTCTTTACTGGATTTTAGACATAGCTTTGGTAAGCGTCTGTCCGATTTGCAAAACCGCTGGCCGGGGATCATTTTCCGGCGCAAGGGTAGAGCCTGTGGAGACGGCGACAATTAAGTCCGCCGGCAATTCTATTTTGGCTTTCTTCAAAGCCTTTTCCGCTTGGGCTGGTGATAGCGGCTTGGGGTCGCCCCATGCTTCTACGCCAACACCGGTCAGGAATGCTACAGCCTTATCTTCATTTGTCCACTGTCTTGTGGCGCGCTTGTTGACCAGCTTCCAGCCGGGGACTTTCTGCCCTTCTTCCAGAAGCCCATGCGCCAACTGCTGCAAGTCCTTGATGAACCCTTCGATCAGCGGCGCTTGTTCCAGATAGTGTGCAATCTGTTCAACCGGCAACGCTTCCAGCTTGGCCTTCAGTGCGCGGTCTACAGCGCCGGTCATGATGGGGCAGACGGGCTTCGCCGCGCACCATTTGCAATGGTCGCCTGATGCCAACGGCGCATCGGGACGCGCAGCAATCTTGACGGCAGCGGCAAGTTCTTTCTCGAACGCATCGACGCGAGCAAGGTCTGTCACCCACCGCTTGACGTAGGGCGGCTGGACAATGATTAGTTCGACTTCTTTTGCGCCTTCAAAAGCCCACGACGTTTCCGCAGTGCGTTTAGCCGCCGCAGCGTAGAAGAGTAGCTGGCTGTTTTCCTCGACTTCGACAGCCACACCATCGCCAAACTTCCAATCCAGAACAATCGCTC